GATATTATATTATGGAGGTTACACACCTATGAATGTTACTGCTGCAAAAAAACGAGCTAAAGCACACGCTGAGTTGAATCGTATAAAAGACGAGCCAACAATCAGACCAGAGAATTACAATGTCGATATCGCCACTGCTCTGGTCTGGTACACTGAACACACAGACGACAAGAAACGTCGCAAGTTTGCCATCGAGCATTTTGCTAAACTAAATCGAAAGAACGAAGTTCTTGCTCTGAATAAAGCAAGCGACTTTGATGTTCGTCAGATTGGTATTATGTGTCGTCTGATTTCCACTGGCAATACTCTATCAGAACAACACATGGCTCTCCTTGAGTCACGTGTCGCTATTCTAGTTGCCAAACACAAGGTCGTCAAAGAAGTCAAACAAAAAGTTGTTGATGCACCTACAGCTGTAGTTAGTATTCAAGAACGTATGGACGAGAAGGCACGAGAACTTGCTGGTGAGATCGAAGGTGCTATTGATGAATTTGTTCTTAGCAACGGTAAGACAACTTTCTCTACCAAGAATTATCTTTTAGCACAAGCTGTGTCAGCACCAATTGCAAAACGTATCGGTGATATGTTTGTCAAGACTTATAATGAACTTGCTGATGCAATCAATGGTGAAGATGAACAACTCATCGAAGGTTACTCTAATTTCTCTAAACGAGAGCTAAAGGGTTTTCATAAGTTTGTTGGTGAGATCGTTGATGACTGCCAACAAATGGTACAGACTGCCAAAGCAGTTCGTACACCACGTAAACGTAAACCACAGTCACCCACTAAGTTGGTGTCTAAGATGAAATTCCTGCGAGAGTTTGCAGACCTTGGATTGAAGTCTGTTAAACCAGAGTCGATTATTGGATCTACTGAAGTATGGTACTACAATACCAAATATCGTCGTGTCGGTGTCTATAAAGGCGAGGGTGGTAACCCACTGTCAGTCAAAGGTACTACTATCATCGGCTTTGATGTTAAAGATTCCCAACAGATGACACTGCGCAAGCCAGAGGAATTCTTTAAAGGATTGGCACTAGGTAAGCGTGCACTGAATAATGCACTGAAGAAACTCACTACGAAACCATCCGCACCGAATGGACGTATTAATGAAGAATGTATTTTGCTTGGAGCATTTTGATGATATTAGTAGATTATAGCCAAGTTGCTCTTGCAGCAATCCTAACCTTTCAGCGTGAGTTGAAAGGCACTGAATCAGAAGTTAAGAATCTGATTCGTCACGTAACACTTTCCACAATCAAGTCATACAAGAAAAAGTATGGCAAAGAGTATGGTGAGTTGGTCATCTGTTGTGATGGTCGTAAGTACTGGCGAAAAGAATTCTTTGAACAGTACAAAGGTATGCGTAAGAGTAATCGAGATAAATCAGATCTCGATTGGAAGTTGATCTTTGATACACTATCAGAGATGCGTGAAGACATCGCCAAGCATTTTCCATGGAGAGTTATCCACGTGGATCGTGCAGAAGCAGATGATATCATTGCTGTCATGTCAAAGTGGTTGCAAGACAATCAGCTAGTCCAAGAAGGATTGGTTGAGGAAACGCAGAAGGTATTGATTCTGTCCTCTGACAAAGACTTCAAACAGTTGCAGTTGTATCCTACTGTCAAGCAGTGGTCTCCGATGCAGAAGAAATATATCACTGCAAGCAAACAAGAGATCCGTGACTTTATGATTGAGCATATTGTTAAGGGTGATACTGGTGATGGTGTTCCAAATATTCTAAGCAAAGATGATGTGTTCATGATTGGAGAAAGACAGAAACCTATGTCAGCTAAACGTCTTGCTGAGTTTATTGACAAAGGATTCGATGCATGTAAGAATGATGACGAACGTCGCAACTGGCATCGTAATGCCACGTTGGTTGATTTTCAATTCATTCCAGAGGATGTCCAGAAGTCTATCGTTGATACATACCTAAGTAATAAACCGAATGGCGATAAGATGACTGTTATGAATTACCTTATGGAACATCGTTGCCGATTACTACTAGAAGAATTGGAAGACTTTTAATGAAAAAATATCTAACGCAAATGCTTACGGAGATTAATGAGAATCCAAAAGCGATCGAGAATTACAAACAAGACTTTTTACTTAAAGTAATTTTTGCACACTCATTCCTACCAGACTATAAGTTTATTCTACCAGAGGGTGAACCACCATTCAAACCTGCTGCTGAACCAATGGGTATGACACCAACAAATTTGTTTAGCGAAGGTCGAAGAATGTATGTGTTTACTCGCGAAGACTTAACTCCTATTAAGAGAGAATCATTATTCATCTCTTTGTTGGAAGGTGTTCATCCTGATGAAGCCAAAGTTCTTATTGCAATGAAAGACCAGAAACTTACTAAGTTGTATCCAAAGATTACACATAAGTTAGTATCAGATGCAGGTATTATTCCTGCTCCAGTAAAGAAAGAAAAGGTTGCAAAAGAGTAGTTGACATGTAATGTGTGATGTAGTATAATTATATTATGAAACCTAGTTATGAATTCTTTACAACTCTTGGGCAGTATGTTTATCAATACATCGATAAGGATACGCTGAAGCCATATTACACTGGTAAGGGTAATGGCGATCGTTGTTATGCACACGTAGCAGATAAAGGATTCGATCCTGATGACTGCTACATCGTTGCTCGCAATCTAGAGAAGTTCGAAGATAAGAAAGACTGGCAATCATTTTTACTTGAGTCTTATTTGATATCAACCCATGACCCAGAAAACAACTCTGTGTCTGGTCATTATAAGGATTGTTTTATTATGGCATCATTGTCTTCATTGTTCAGTGATTATGTGAGTGATCAATACGATAACTTTGCAGCATTCCCAGACTGGTACATCAATAACTACGATGTATTCCGTGGTAAGCTACGAGAAGTTAAAATCAATAACACAACTACATTTGTTTTGAGTAATGCTCGGAACAGTATGTATATGATGTTCTATTGGAACACTGGCGACAGTGATTCTATCAAAGTAACTTTCGAAATCAATAAACCAGATGGCGAAGAATTAGAATCGTATAAAGCGAAACTAATTCAGTGGCTACATGGTGAAGGATATAAGAAAGTTTCACCAGACGGTAAAGTCCAGAAATTGGCTATCACTGTCGATACAATTGAAGAAGTAGTGCAGTTATTTAAAAATTTCATGGCTTGAATCGGAGAATATATTATGCCAAACTGGTGTTACAACACAGCAACTGTTTATCACGAAGATAAAACTAAAATTGATGGACTCGAGCAAGAACTTCTAAAAGAAGATGCACAACCATTCAACTATCTACGTCCAAATCCTACTGGTGAGTGGGATTATGCATGGTCATGCGAGAATTGGGGTACGAAGTGGGATGTTTCCATGATGGATTGGGAACGAGAAGATGACAATTCGATTGTCATGCACTTTGACTCTGCGTGGTCACCACCAGTTACTCTGTATGAATTCTTAGAGTCAGAGGGTTGGAGTGTTCGTGCCATGTATCATGAACCTGGAATGGGTTTTGCTGGTCGTTTCGAAGATGGATATGATGATTATTACGAGTTTGATTACACGAATCGTGAAGAGATAGAAAATCTACCAGAGGACATTGCTGACTTTGCCAATGTATGGGATGACTTGGAGCGATATGAAGAAGAGCAGTATGAAGAATCAATTGCTGACTTAGAGCGTACTGATTGGTATGAAGTATCAACGAATCCTGATAAAGTTGGCACATATGAAGTCAAACGTAAAGACTGGGAATATGTGTTCAAGTGTGAGTGGGATGGCAAAGAGTGGCAACAAGAAGATGTTGCTTTCTGGAGAGGTCTTGTAGAAAACCCAGATGAAAGTGAAGAATGAAACCATATGAAGAGGTAGTTGAAGGTTGGGTGCGAGAATTTGTCTGCACGATGGATGAGGGTATCCTACGTCCTGGAGACCAGAGTGGTGTTGAGCCACTCGGTGTAAAGATTATCTTTGATGGTTATGCTGACTTGGAAACTGACGATGAATACATCGAAGGTGGTAATCATTCGTCAATGTCATTCGCATTATTTGTGCATAAAGATTCTCTCAATGGTGAAGAATTTCCTGAGCATGACCAAACACCATGGGCATTGATTCATCGACCAAAAGATGAAGTTTGCATTTGGGTTTGGTATAATGAAGAAGATGATTCAGTGGAAGTGATTCCATTTGAAGAAGGTGACACAGAATTAGATCATGAATTGATTTACGAGATTATTGATAAA